GGAGCGGGCGGCAAAACGTTTTGACTTAGACCCAGACAAAGATCTTCCGTACTTTCGCACCATTCATTCTTTGGCCTACCGTTTGATAGGGGTTAAGGAAAACCAAATGATGGGGCGGCAAAACTACAAAGAGTTGTCGGCAGCCATTGGTTTTAATTTAAGCGGCGCTATGAGCGACGAGGAGGATGTGTCGTTTAAGGCGACAGATCACCCGATCCTTCAGCTAATAAACCTTGCAAAAACTAAAAAAACTTCGTTGCGAACGGAGTACAACCACAGTGAAGTTAACTTTACGTGGGTGGAAGTAAAGTATGTGGCCGACTCCTACGAAAACTATAAAAAGGCATTTGGTTTAATCGACTTCACCGACATGCTGGAGATGTTCGTAGAGCAGGCGGACCACCTTGTCCCGCACATGAAGATTTGTTTTTTAGACGAGGCTCAGGACTTGTCTCCGCTTCAATGGGACATTGCTCACAAGCTAGACGGCAGGTCTGAGCGCATGTTTGTAGCAGGAGATGACGACCAAGCTATCTACCGCTGGGCGGGGGCGGACGTAGATCACTTCATTAACCTTCCCGGCGGCGCAGAGGTGCTAGAACAAAGCTACCGTGTTCCTGCGGCGATCCACGAGCTTGCCGAAAAGATTGCGGGGCGCATTCAAAACCGGTTCCCTAAAGTGTACCGCCCTCGGAAAGAGCGCGGACAAATACTGCGTGTCCCGGACATTCGCTCTATAGACATGTCGCACGGAACTTGGCTCATTATGGCACAAGCGCGTTTTATGCTTTACCCAATAGAGCAAGAATTAAAAAATGGCGGCTATCTGTTTGAGCGTCAAAACGGCGGAAGATCTATCCCGGAAAAAATGTCGCTGGCTATTAATGGCTGGGAGGCCATGCGGAAAGGGCGGGTGATTACCTGCGGCACGGCGCAAGCCATCTACTCTTTTATGTCCGGCAACGGGGTGCGTATCAAACGGGGCCACAAAAAGATAGAGGCTTCCGATAATGAAATGTTTGGACTTACCGATTTACAAGAACATTTTGGTTTACTGGCTACAAATAAGATGATCTGGCACGAGGCTATGGATAAAATACCAGAAGGGGACAGAGTCTATATTACTGCCCTCCTTCGCAGAGGCGAGAAGTTTAACGCCATGCCCCGAATTCGATTGTCCACGATCCACGGCACAAAGGGTGGGGAAGCCGAAAACGTTGTAATCCTACCGGATTTGACTGCGGCGGCACTAGATACGCCGGGAGATGATCTTCACCGCGTTTTTTACGTGGGGGTAACGCGGGCGCTTCAGAACCTCTACATACTAGAACCAGAAGATTATTTAAGGTCATACGCGTTATGAAAAAAGACACGGATATGAGTCATATTAAATGCCCCGCTTGCGGCAAAGTAGCGGAAGAAATAATTAATGCAGAAGAAAAAAAACGCGTCGGTTGGTGGTGTTCGTCCTGCAACCATTTTGAGAAGGCAATTCTTCGCGAGAAAAGGGTAGCGTAATGACAACCGGAAAATTGCAAATGGCTATGTTCCCTCCAAAAAGTGATTGGGTTCCTCCTATGGAGCTTCCCGATATTTTTGACGCGGACGAAATCGCCATCGACGTAGAAACCCGCGACCCGAATTTAAAGGTAAAAGGACCGGGCTGGCCTACGTGTGATGGCGAGGTGGTGGGCTATGCCATCGCAGTTTCCGGGTGGAAATGCTACATCCCCGTCGGCCATGCTGGCGGGGGTAACCTCGACAAACGCATTGTGAGCAAGTGGCTTAAAAAAGTATTTGAGTCACCTGCTGACAAAATCATGCATAACGCCCAGTACGACCTTGGTTGGATTCGCGCCATGGGCTTTGAGGTTAAGGGCCGCGTAATCGACACCATGATTACCGCTAGTCTGATTGATGAAAACCGGTTTAGCTACAGCCTAAACGCTCTTTGTTACGACCATCTGGGCAAGACAAAATCCGAAAAGACTCTGGTGCAGGCCGCCAAGGAGTTTGGCGTCGATCCCAAAGGCGAGATGTGGAAGTTACCCGCCATGTACGTCGGGCCATATGCCGAGACCGATGCCGAGATCACGCTAGAACTCTGGCACCATTTTAAAACGTTGCTGAACCGAGAAGATCTTTGGGACGTTTGGCGACTTGAGATTGACTTGCTCCCACATCTGGTGGACATGACCTTGCGAGGCATACGGGTGGACATTGACCGCGCTGAACGGACCAAGCAGGTTCTAATGAAGCAAGAGAAAGAGGTCATCAAACAAATTAAATCTTTGGCGGGCAACAACGTCGAGATCTGGGCGGCACAGTCAATAGCCAAAGCATTTGACGGGCTAGGGCTGCCGTACCCAAAGACAGACAAAGGCTCGCCCAGTTTTACAAAACAATTCTTATCGGAACACCAACACGAGCTTGCACAGTTGATCATGAAGGCTCGCAACCTCAACAAGACCAACGGAAACTTTATTGACGGCATACTAAAGTTCACCCATAAAGGAAGAATTCACAGCCATATCAACCAGTTACGCTCGGACGACGGCGGGACGGTGTCGGGCCGCATTTCTATGAACTCGCCCAACCTTCAACAGATCCCGGCCCGCGATCCACAACTGGGCCCCATGATCCGCTCTTTGTTCCTCCCAGAAGAAGGTCAGCAGTGGGCGGCAATTGACTTCTCGCAACAGGAGCCACGGATCTTGGTTCACTTCGCTAAGAACTACGGCGATTACAAGAACATGCCGATGCCCGGAGTAGAAGATTTTGTAGACGGTTACCGTAACGACCCCAATATGGACTTCCATAGCATGGTGAGCGAAATGGCAGGCATCCCGCGAAAGCAAGCCAAGGTCATCAACCTCGGCATGATGTACGGCATGGGCGTCAATAAACTATCTGATCAACTTGACCTTAGTGTGGAAGAAGCAAAGGCGCTGACCAAGCAATATCACAACAAGGTCCCCTTCGTAAAAGGCCTGATGCGTGGCGTACAAAATAAGCTTGACGACCCACGGTCTTCTGGAAGTCTGCGATCTTTGCGCGGAAGAAAGTGCCGATTTGACATGTGGGAGCCGGACAGCTTTGCCATGCACAAGGCATTACCCCGTGAAGAAGCCATCTCGGTCCACGGGCCTACTACACGCCTTCGACGCGCATACACGTACAAGGCTCTCAATCGACTCATACAGGCTTCGGCTGCGGACATGACCAAGCAGGCGATGGTGAACGTTTGTGCCGCAGGGAGCGTCCCAATGCTTCAGGTGCATGATGAGCTTGCTTTCTCCGTCGAGAGTGCAGAGCAGGCAAAAGAATTGGCAGAAATAATGGAACAGGCTGTTCCGTTACAGGTCCCGAACAAATGCGATGTGGATTTGGGACCTAGTTGGGGCGAATGCGAAGAGCTTGAATAGGGCGCAAAATGGCCCTATAATGTCCCATACTTGTGTAGGAGATGTCCCATGGACACAACAAAATGGAAGTCGGTTTTACTGCCGAGAGATGTGTACGAAGAGATTGTGGTAATTGCTCGGGTAGAGGGCCGAACCATTAGTGGTCAACTCCGCTATATTGTTGAAGGGTGGAAGCAAGCTAATCTGTCTAACCGCGATCAAGAGTACATCGTGGATCAGATTAAAGAGTTTAAAAAAGAAACAGGAACTGAAGCGTTGACTTCAAAAAGTTATTCGATATGACGTTTAGTGTTATGCAAGCCGAGTTTGATAAAGCTTTAAAAAAATTGGAAAAAGGTTACGAAGAAGGAAAAGTAGACAAGTCCGACTTCGATAAGTTGCACATTTGGCATGAATTTCTCAAAGCAAAGGTTGACGCGGAGCGAGAGAAAAATGCCAAAGAACTTTGACAACGTTACCTGCCCCTCCCATTACAACCAAGGTGATGTCGAGTGCATCGACGGCATCAAGGCCAGCATGTCCCCGGAAGCTTTTCAGGGGTATCTCAAGGGAAACATTCAAAAATACGTATGGCGATACGAAATAAAAAAAGAACCAGTAGAGGACCTGCGGAAGGCCCGTTGGTACTTGGACCGTCTTGTTTTGGAGCTAGTAAATGGCACCATGGAGTAGACTCCCGCGATGCCCAGTTGGCCGTGCAGGCGGCGCATCAGATGGCAGATCGGTTTAACCGCAACATGGCGATCCAGCACGACTTGTCTGTAGTGCCTGAAGCTGAAGCGACTAAAGAGATTCTTGAAGTAATTAGGCCGGATTGGTATACTACGCCTTGACGGTCACTCCGTCGGATCAAACGTTTTTTGGGTTCGAGTAAACTTTTCTCCCAAAGTGAGTTGAACTGAATCCGCCCCCCGCAATGGGGGGTTTTTTATTAATGGATGGTGTCCCCATCGCCGGGCGCAAGGCTGCCCACCTGTAAAAAGCAGGGCCCGGTTCCCCCCAAATAAATTCCAAGAATATTAAACTCAACAAATTCTTTTGCTTCGCCCCATGTCATATCGATGCTGTCATCCATAACAATCTTAATCATCTTCTGAACGTCGTAGACTAATATCTCTTCGTCGCCGTTCTCCGTGGAAACCGTGCCTATTCCAAGGATGGCGTCATCAAACCCCTCTGGCCCCATCATTTGCATTCCACCTCAACGTATATTATCGTATACAACCATGCTTTGCTGGCCACGGAATTAATTTTAACATGGACCTCATTAAAGCCATTGACGTTGGCACGGAAAACGAATCAGAAACCGAGCGCCGTTGTTACATTGGCGCGAGTAACGTCGGCCACCCCTGCCGGGCTTTTCTTCAGTTTAGCCTTCGTGGCTACCCGCAGAAAAAAATTCCCCCCGCCGTAAAAAGAATTTTTGAGCTAGGGCACATCGTTGAAGAAATTGTCGTCAGAGATTTGAAAAAAAGTGGGGCCATGGTCTACGAAGTCGATCCCCGCACAAAAGACCAGTTTGAATACACCGCGCTAGGCGGCCATTTGCGTGGACACGCGGACGGGATCATTGCGTTTGATAAAGAAAACCCCACTCCCGAAATCCTTGAAATTAAATCCATGAACGATAAGAAGTGGATGATGTTTCGGGACAAGGGTATCCATAAAAGCCACCCCATCTACTA